AATGATGATTGTTATTGCTTCGGTTGCCGTGGCAATAGTTTGCTTTATTGTATACACACTTGAACGACGCTCAAAGGAAGCGCCCATCGAGTGGGTTGATGCTGCAAAGCTCAGCTTGTTTGGTGGTCTTATTACTGCAGGGGTTGTATTTGCCACATCGACTAACGTAATTGCAGACACAATGAAAAACATGGATATTCCTGCAGTACAGGACATGTTTGTGGGTAAACCCACGTGGTAAAGTTTACCTACAAACAATTAATTTAAACATTATTATTTGGATTAATTTAATGGACTATAGCAAGTCAAAAATATACAAACTTGAATGCGTTGATGGATGTTACTATTATGGTGCAACTATTCAATCTATTGATGAAAGGTTAAAAAATCATAAACAATCTTCAAAAAGACACCCTTATCGAGTATATAAACATATAAACGCGATAGGATGGGATAAAGTAAAAATTATATTAGTAGAAAACTATCCTTGTCAAACAAGAAAAGAATTAATTATCCGTGAATCTCATTTTATAAGTGAAGCTAAAAAAGATGAAAAGTGTCTTAATAGTATTCTTTCCTACGCCAGTGAAGAACAAAGAAAAGAGTCTAGAGAAAAATATAATGAGACATACGTACGACCTCTAACAGAAAAGCGTATTGAATACAACCATGATTACGGTATTAAATATAGGCAAATAAAAGGAGACGAATTAAAACAAAAGAAAAGTGAATACTATTATAAAAACAAGGAGAAAAGAGACCAAAAAAATAAAGAAAACTATTACAAAAATAAAGAAGAAATTCTTAGAAAAAAACGAGAAAAATATAAATTAAAAACAATTTTGTCCTAGTTAGGAACAGGAGGTCCATTGTTTAGGTCCTCGCCGTACTTGAAGAAGCACGCGACTTTATCGACGGCTTGTATATAAGCTTTCGTCCAGTTTTTTGGGCGTTTGAAATACAATCCGCGTCGGTATTTTGGATCGTACCTGTACGCCTCTAGAAATCCAAGAACGTATTCGACATTATAATCTGTCAAACCGTGAACGGGAAAGACATGATCTCTCAATATCTGTTCCTTATCGGATTCGGTAAGAGTATACTGTACCATTTTTAGAACAAATATAAATTATATAACAATTCGTTTTATGCATCGATGCAGCATACAGAAGTACCTGCAGGAACAGAATCTATCTTAAACATTTTCAAATCACTAATCTCACTTCGTGGAACGGCATCCTTACAGAAGCGCGCAATCGCCTTGTAAAGATGGAATCCATGATACCTATCGTGCTTTAGATGTTTCTGTCCGAACATTACGGATGAACCGTCTTCAAGTTTCAGCCATTTTGTAAAGAATTTGAAAACACTGTTGTCGCGGTAATCGAGACATTCGGGGCCTTCGGGAAACAAGTCCCAGAACATGGAAGTAGCAAGACGAACAAGATCAAATGATGGATTGGGTTTTATGATCGGATATTTTGCAAGATATTCGGGTTCGCAGTTATATTGGCCGCCTGCTTCTTCATCAATGTTAAAATGATCGCTCATGAAAACTTTGGGCTCTTTCATTCCCACAACACGCACATTTGCAACACATCGCTCAAAATCAATGATCTTAATTAGCTTACCATATGTCGGAACTTTATAAAACTTACCTTCGCAATTGTAGTACAGAAACTCTTCAGGAGTATCTACGTACATAACGTTATTGGAATGCAAATCGTTATGCGTGAAAGAAAACATACGCTGAGCAAATGCAAGTGCAAACATAACTTGAGATAGCCAAGCAAGATGTTTGGCTTCATCGGAAACAGAAGAACAAAGTTCAAAGAAAGTTCCAGAACATTTTTCCATCAAAGTCATTTGAACGGGAACGTTTTTAAAAGAAGCCCATGCAAATGGTTCTCCTTCAGAATCGTCATCGTCTTCTTCATCAGAGTCACATTCACAAGATTTAACTGCAAAGATGTATGATGTTGAAACGGAAGAAGAATCAGACTGATCATCATCTTCTTCATCATCGCCGCTGATAACGCGAGACATAACTCCAGGAGCTGTTTCTGGAACATCAAGAGACGGATACTCTTCTACATCTTCTAACTCAACATCTTCTCCTACTGCAACAGATGCTCTAGCGGTACGAGTATGAGTGAACATAGTATCTCCAATTTCATCTGCAAGTTTCATTTCAAATGTCTTTCCAATATTCTGCGAAAACCAAGACCTGTCGCACAAATCACCATAATCGTCTGAAATATCTATTGTGTGCTTATCAGAAACACCAATAAATACACCGTAAACTTTGGGAAAGTGCTGGCATCCTGATTCAGAAAGAACTGCAGATACGAGAGCACCTACATATGCTGCGTTTCCAGGATTCTGGACCTTTTTTTGCATTTCAACAAACTCTTCCGACAAAGAAGGAAGTCCAAAAGAAGTTCCGTAATCGCCCTGCATCCATTTGTATGGACTGAGAAGCATGGTGATCTTCTTGTGAATTTGAACTGTCTTTCCTGCAGAAGTCTTTATGCTATTTTCATCAACTAAAGAAACAATCTCTTCAGAAAACCTGAATCCAAACTCTTTAGGATTTGTAAGAACTTCTGTTTTAAATAATCGTTCAATTGGAGGAAAAAATGGTTGGAGATGGTCAATGTTCCAATGCTGTTTTGAAACGTTCCTGATCTGTTTCATGTCATATCGATGAACCATCAGTGGAACGGGAGTAGTTCTCAAATCAGACTGCTTTCGTTTTCCCATATATTATCCAGAGGGGTTAAAGCAAATCGAAAATATTCACGCACAAAACTAAGGATGGCGCTGAATTTTCAGATCAAAAAATTCAATATTGATATGTTGAAAGACCGTTGTGAAATTGATTCACGCAAATCTCCAATGATTGTTATTATTGGAAAGAAAGATACGGGTAAATCCTTCTTAGTTCGTGATATTCTGTATAATGCCCAACATGCTTTTCCCATCGGAACAGTGATTTCGGGAACTGAAGTTGCCAACGAGTTTTTCCAGCATATGGTTCCGTCCAAATTAATTCACGACAAGTACCGTCCTGAAATTGTGATGGGTGTTATTAAACGTCAGCTTGGCGCTAAAACTGCCCGCAACGAAGAGAAAAAGAGATCAGGTGGAAGTTCATCTGCTGATCCTCGTGCTTTCCTTATTCTTGACGATTGTTTGTACGATGCTTCGTGGATCAAAGAAGAGTCTACTCGTTACGTGTTCATGAACGGCCGTCATATTGATTTGATGACTATCATTACCATGCAGTATCCTCTTGGTATTACTCCCAATCTCCGCACGAACGTTGATTTCGTGTTTATTTTGCGAGAGTCTATCGTGAATAACCGTCGCAGAATTTACGAGAACTATGCAGGTATGTTTCCAACATTTGAAATGTTTTGTCAGTTCATGGACCAATGTACTGAGAATTTTGAGTGCCTAGTTATTTGCAACGGAGTTCAGTCGAACAAATTAGAAGATCAGGTGTTTTGGTATAAAGCATCAGATCATCCAGTGTTTCATATGTGCGACGATTCGCTTTGGCTAGATAATAAACCGTTCTCAAGCACGATGCTTGCAGCAGATGAGTATAGCATAGATTCTATGCGCAAAAAGAACTCAGGGCCTTGGGTGCATGTTAAAAAGACCCCATAAAAGAGGTCTATAGGTAGGACATTATTTCGCGCATCATTACGATGGGCAGTCCTTTCAGGGTACTGCCAGGCTTGCAAGGGGTCTTAATAACCTCCATGAAGCTGTTTCTGTCGATCTCTTGTTCAATGTACTTTAGAACAATTTTTAATTTCAAAATATATGATTCGCAAGTAGAAATATTATACTGAATTTCGTTCATGAAGAATGGTTTTAGCTTTTTTCTTTCTGGTAGTGTTGGGTTAAGTTTTTTATATTTTTCAATAAGCATAGTTTTTCTAACTATGGCACGTTCCCAAACATCCAGTTTCTTTTGCAATTTTTCCAAGATTGATCTATCAATTTTAGAATAAGTGTGTAGATCATACTTTTCATATGTGCCATCACTAAAATTAACTTTCAGACAAGGCATGTTTGTAATTTCAACAAACTTATCAAGTTCACGGTTAAATCTTTCTACTGGATAGTCCAGAGTTATTATCTCTGCACTTATCACACGTAGGTCACAAGCCATTCTGTTTTTGTCACTAATCAATTTGAGTAAAAAAATTCGTTTTCATGTAAAAAGACCCCGTGAGAGTCTTTTATGTATATAAGCCTCGACGGAGGTTGCGATTATTAGCTCGCTCGTCTCGGTTAGAAGCTGGCATCGTGTTCATGGTTTCCCAGATTTTATAAATTCCAGCTCTGTTGTCTTCGTGCCAATTCTGGCTCTTGCCAGGCGGTGGGGTATCGTAGTAATAGCGCCACTTCATTGCTGCAGGTGGTATAGGCCCAGTGATCTCATCGATCTCTCTTTTGGCCATGTATACTCCCGCAGCCCCAGCAAGCACCACAAGTAAAACGACAATGTAGGGTAAGACACTTGAAGGGTCAAACATCTTTCACTGTATTCTCTGGATGTATGGATCACTAAAAAAATTCCGTTTTAAGTTAAAAATTTCCCTTTCTTTTTTTTCTTTTTTTTGTTTTTTTTGTTTTTGTTTTTGTTTTTGTTTTTTAGTTTTTTATAATATATAACATACACATGCACACGTTAGATCACTAATCATAGCGATCCTCGTCGCGGCGACCCTCGCGGCCACCACTTCTTACTTCACGCCACAGTCGAAACAGAGTACTCGCGGCACCAAAAGCGGAATGTGCAATTCCACTAGCGGTACTTGCCAATTCAGCAGCTCGCTCAGCGAGATCTGAACCTCTAGTAAGAACCTTTTCGACAGGGTTCTTCTTGAGTTCGGTGTTTTCATGTTCCAGTGCGACGATTCGCGCTTTCAGGTTTTCGGCATCTTTCGCCGCTTGATACAGGAGACCTCCCATACAAACAGCGATAAGTGCCAACATCCACCAGGTGACGCTAACCCACAGCGGGATAGAATATTGCGGCTCCATAGTGGGTTAAAAGGGGGTCTTCAGAAATTGATTAAAGCTTGTTATAGCTAGAGACTCGTTGTTCGAATTATCTGAGTTTGATTAAAAAAATTCCATTTTTAACGGCGATGCGTCTTACGGCGATGGCGGCGGCTTCCTTTCTTAGTACCGCGGCGACGCCGACGGCCACCCTTATCTTGTTTTGCTTTCTCAGCCTTGCAAAGATCATCATAGTGCTTTTTCATGAGTGGATTATATTTCACCGCAGGACTTTTAGCCTCAATGCAAGCTTGGGGTTCTGGTTTTGAGTCAGACATTTTACTTTAAAGGAATGAAAAAAGTCTCTCATTCAGAGAAACTTAAATACTATGTCCAAGACTGCATATGGTGTCTTGCACCCAGCCTTGGATAAAACTAGAGCGGTAAACGCATCGCGCTTCTTGATCGCAGCATCCAAATCAATCTTGACCTGAATGGCCAACGGGCATGTCTTAATGCCCCCAAATCCCCGCAATTCGCGGAAGAACATGGTGAGAAATCTTTTTTCCCCCAGGGTCTTTATCGCAGCGTTGAAACGCTTCATCACGCGGAAATGCTCGTAGTCGTCTGTTCTTATTAAACTTAGCGGATCATCGATCACTCCATCTCGCGAGATACGGTCACTGTGGTATTTCTCCATTTCAAACGGCACAGGAATATTCTTGTACGAAAGAGTGGTTATTATTACAGTATAAATTTCAACCTGTCCAGTGGGGATGCTGCTCCAATCTAGATAGGTTCGGATATTGACACAGCATCTCGCTTTCAGCGAAAAGCTCGAGTTCGACGCAGGATCGTTGATAACGACATCGTCGAAAACAACTATCGTCTCTGTTCTCCAGCCCATTTTTCGTTTCAAACGTCTCTTTTAATATTAAAAATCCATTTTCATGGATCAATTCTTGAGATCAAGCAGATCATTGTTCATGACACCCTTCACTTCTGCAAAGTCGTTTGGGCCTGTTTTTTCGTTGAGACTCTTGATCAAAAGTTCAAGAAACTTGATCGGGTTCTCAGAGTACTTTCTGTTCATATAATCCTCTTGTGTTTCAGGATATCCAAATTCATCAACGGGAGTTCTGAACTCAAGCGGAAACTCGAGATTCTTGTAGAAGACAACCACTCGGTCATCTGCAAACCCGCTGCCTGCAACAAAATCTGTTGTGAACAGAAGTGCAGCCATTTGAAGTTTCTTTCAAGATTAACAAAATTAAAAAATTCCGTTTTACAGAATCTTTAATACCCAGTCCACTGGACAAGAGTATCGTGAGGGACACTCATAAAGTTGCAGTAGTGGATGATTCTCCCGTCGGAGAGAATTGCATACACACTTTCAAACAAGACACTGTGCTCAGTAATCTTTGTCAGAACTCCGTTTATTTGACGGATATAGATGCGCTTGCTGTAGTCGTGCCACTCGTGCACTCCAGAACGGGGCGCAATATTGTAGGTTGTACCAGGCTCTTCGTCGCAGGCTTTCTTTTCAAAATCGGTCTTGTCGAACGGAATCCGCTCACTGTCCTGCTTTTTCATTTCGGCTTGGTGCTTAGCGAGTTCACTATCGCTCATTTTGAGGTTTTCATTAAATGGATTTTTAATTAAAAGATTCCGTTTTAAATTAAAAACTTCCTTGTTTTTTTTCTTTTTTTATTTTTTTTTATTTTTTTTTATTTTTTTTGTTTTATTTTTTAAGGTTTTTCATGTTTTTTTCTTTTATTTTTTAGGGTGCGGCGGGCTCCACAGCGGGAGCGGTTTAGCAGCGCATGCACATCTTCCACAGATCGTACTGACCTTTGGGGGATGAAGCATAACGATTCATTTCTTCTTCATCTACGTAACGCTCAACACGATGTGCACGGAGTGCAACTTGTTCCTTACTAAGGGTTGTCGGATCTACGGTGGATTCAGCGAGCACCGCATTCAGCGGCGTGTGCTTATCGAGGAACTTAATTATCTCCATAACTTCGAAGAAATGGTAGTTTAAAACGCTACAGTCTGTATCCCTCGGGCTATTCATCAACAGCCATTCGCGAATGTCGTCATCGCGACGAGAGTCTTTGTCAATCTTGACCGATTTGCCAAATGCGTAGTATGTGAAACTTGCGGCCATTCTGTTTTTTTTGTTTGTCAAGAAATCGATATTTGACTAAAAACATTCCATTTTACAGGTCACGAGGCGCTCCTCCCTCGGACGGGTGAACGGGCATCTGAATTGCCACACCAATATCCGAAGTATCTGCGACTCCTGCATCAGCCTTAGCATCCTCGAGAGCCTTCTTGCGTCGCTCCTCGTTCTCCTTCTTCTGAGCCTGAATACGCTGAGTCTTTTCCTCCTCAAAAAAGATTTCGCGGTTCACTTCGTTCTCTTTGTATTTGCGCATCAGCTCGTTGAGCTCCTTCTCTGCATACTCTACCTCAGGCATGAGGTTCTCAGAAGGATCCCATGGAAGCCAGGCGCCTACCTTTCCAATATACAGATTGTCATTGGGGTAACGTTTCTGAAGAACTTTGGCAAAATGTTGAGCTTCCTCCAGATTCGCAAACACGCGACGAACTTTTACACCACGAACATTAGTCTGGAAATCAGTCTTCTCAGTAAACTCTGCCTCTAGCTCTTTTTCCTTTTTAAGCAAAAAGACCTGGTGTTGCTCATGAATATCAGTATTTGCAATGGCATCGTTATGTACTTTCTTGAACTCTTCTAGATCTTTGAAAAGATCATCTACCTTGAGAGAATACTTCTTTGCAAGAAAGGCCATCAGTGTCTCAAGTCCCTTGATCTTCCAATCATACTCTAGCCACTCCACGAACTTTTTGTTCATGAACTCATTCTTCTGAATAATAACCTTCTCTGGCGAAATGAATGAAATGATAGAATATCGCTGCGTGGGGATTTCAGGATCTTCTTCAAGATAATCAATAACAGTTCCATCATCCTCTTTCTTTGGTAGTGTCTCGCGGGGCATTTGTTTTACTATTTCAGGTGTGTTAAAGTTGGTGCATTTAACGTAAAAAACAGTTTCCTGTTTAAAGACCGTGCTTGATAATGCGCTCAACTTGGCGCATGGTCCAGCCGTACGATGAGCCTGAATGGCCTATCGTTCCGTCTTGGTCTATTTTGGATTCAATCTCGGTGAGCTTCGAGTTCTCTGAGAACATGAACCCCTTAGGGGGGTTGTAGCTCTTCATAAACTCCCACCCTCCAGGAGTGTTTCGGACGGCTTTAATTCCGTCCATGACATAGAGAACCTCATCTGCTGTCCGCCCATCCTTGTCAGGCCACTTCGCCTGCAAGTCCTGGAGCGTGATGCCGTTGAATGCGTCTTCAGTTGACATTCTCTTGTGTTATGTCGTCGGAGTATATGACTTTAGCAAAAAAAATCCGTTTTAATGATTACATTATATCTACGCCAAGGGCATACTGAAGCCGTTTCGATCTTGCAATTTCAGTGGCTTCTTTGTCAATCAAACTATCATATTCTGCATACAATTCTTTCAACTGGATGTCAAGCGTAGCTACTGCTCGTTTCACGTAGTTAGGCTGTTCTTCAGGATGATACCCCGTATCTTTAATTGCATTAATTGCGGCCCAAATTTCATCAATCTCACGATCAATTTCTTTAGCACGTTCGGGATTTGTGAATACAGTAACCGCATTGGCATATTGCGAAGCATACATATCGCCTTGAAGAAGATTCATCTCTCGTTGCGACGCCATTTTGCTTTTTACACAAATTGGTATTTAAATTCGTTTTAAACTGAGGTACTAGGTTTGCAGTCACCTATTCCAAGAGTCTGTTGCATCATGATTGGAGCGCGACAGCCCTTACATTTACAATCTGAATGTTCATGTCCAAGAATGTGCCCCATTTCATGCGAGACCATGTATTGGCGGTAATCGTCTAATGAAAGTTTGCTTTTAGCAGCTCCGTGAAACCATCGTTCTGAATTTAGCCACATCTTGTTTCCTCCAAGCATCGCACAGGAAAGTTTCTTATCGAACCCACACTCCGAGGTGATTGTTTCATTTGAAGAAAGACGAATGTGGACCTTTTGACCGTGTTCGACTTGTTCAAACCAGTATCCGTGCTTCCCCCAACCGTCTGGATCATTCAAATAAACTAGAATGTAAAAAATTATTACTGTAGGATTGTCTATTTTGTGTTTTTTAATAACATCGTCGTCAATAGTTATCTTTACAGTAATCTTCATTTTTTATCTAATCATCTTTATAAAATGCCAGAACAAAAGTCGGCTCCTCAACCAATGGGTATCGACATGGGCGACCTTATGTCGCGCGCAGTTAAGTATGGTCTAGAAGGTCTTGCTGTAGCGATTGCTGCTTTCCTTCTTCCAGGCAAGGGTCTGAAACTTTCTGAAATCGGTATGATTGCGATGGTCGCGCTAGCCACGTTCGCAATTCTCGACATCTATGCCCCCAGCGTAGGTGCTTCTGCACGTACGGGCGCGGGCTTCGGTATTGGTGCTCACCTTGTTGGCTTTCCCTAAACTAATCTAACCAAGACATTCCATAAATTTATTCATTATAATACTCAATTCACTATAAACAACATCCCTAGTCTGGAGAACAGAAACATTTCCATTCTCCAGAAGTTCTATAACTATTTTTCGTTCATGAATTCCTATAAAAGTAATTTTAAATAACAGAGGATCTTGGTATTTTCGATGTAGTGTATTATACTTTATACCATGGGTGTCATTCATGAAAGCAACTGTCTTTTCAAGCGCTTCGTGCACTTTATTCTCCATTTTTAGAATATAAAAACTTTATTATTTCTAATCCGTTTCCTCTTCAATTTTCTTGAATTTAGGAATGTAACCCTTTGCTTTTTTCAAAGCCTTTGAACCTTTAACTTTAGGACAATCTGTGCAATTTGTTCTTCCAACATGGCATATTGCCGACGGTTTGTGACAACCTTTGTCTGTTCGTGGATTTTGCTTCCACGGAAGTTTTATCACAGTTCCGTCTTCCATTTTATGAAACAGAATCATATCCTGACTCATAATCCATTTTTGAAGCTCGCACAGTTGCAGCGATAACTACCTTAGAAACTGCAAAGTCTTCCCACACACAATAAAGAAAATTACGGCTTGACAGATAGTTCATTAGCGGCGTACACTGCAAATATGTTACATTCAAATAAAATTCTGGCTTAATATTTCCAACCATACGAAGTGTTGCTTCAACAGTATAATTAGGAGTTAACTTTACTCCATTTACAAATATATTCCCCAAATTCTCCGTGACAGTAATCAATTGCTCTCTAATATTTGGACTTTCTTTTTGCAGTAAAACACTTGCAACAAGAGTCGCCATTCTCTAACATTGGTTTAGTTAGTTTAAACCAATTATAGCAATGAATAAGCAAAGTATCCCAAAAGCTGTACGTGAACAGGTTTGGCTAAAATGTTTTGGAAAAAGATATGAAGCAAAATGTTTAACTCATTGGTGCACGAATACAATAACAGTTTTTGATTTCCACTGTGGTCACGATATCCCCGAATCAAAGGGAGGACCAACTATTCTTTCAAACTTGTACCCTATTTGTTCACGCTGCAACCTTTCAATGAGCAATAATTATACCTTTTCTCAATGGAATAACACATTTCCGCAAAAATGGAACTGTTTTAAAAGATACCTATGTTGTTGTATAAGATGGACGCCATACGTTACCGTGGTAAATGGTACAGAATCAATTCAAAACCATACGAACCCGAACGTCAAACTAATACTATAGCATGGATGCTTATTCGCGAACCACTTGTTCTCAAAGAAGAAGCATACCGCAAATACTTTGAGAAACAGCGCCAAGAATCTAAAGTTTTGTACCCCACATTTAACAAGGATGGAACTTCTTAGTACCGTAGGCATTCCATTTGCAATTGCATTAGCTGTAGTTGTAGGATTTGTTGGAATATACTACCTTATTACTGGAATCATGCCTGGATCAAGAACAATTATAACAAGTCCTCCAATTGAAAATGCTGTGGATGAAAATTCTGCCAAGTTTATGTTTTTTTACACTCCCTGGTGTCCCTGGTGCAAAAAGGCTCAGCAGCCGTGGGCTTCTATGAAAGAACTTCTTAAAAATTCAAAATACTCGTACGGCTCTAAAACAGTTTCATTGGAAGAAGTGAATTGCGACGGAGATAAAGGAAAGGCTGCCCTTTATAAGATTACGGGGTATCCAACATTCAAAGTAGAAACAAACATGAAAGTGTTTGAATTTTCAGGACAGCCCACTGTTAAGAACTTCAGAGCTTTTCTCACAGAGGTTCTTGGACCAGAGAAAGCTATGTAGGAATGACGCACATGCTTTAAAAATATCATCCAAATCAAAATCTTTTAAGTCAGACATAGATGTGAGTTTTGGGTAATTAAGCTGTATAGTTCGATCTGTTCTCGTTTGATTATGAAAATTCTGAGTTATTAAAGAATACACATCGTGAATGTAAGATAGCGGTGACATTTTTTCAATGTCTTCAGGCGTAAACTTATTTTGAACCATTTTACATTTCAACGACAGACAAATGGCATTCTCGCGATTGGATAAAAAATGGTCAAGAGATGGACAAAACATATCCCCGTCAATATAGACTTGATCGTACAAAATTTGGGGTTTAAAAATCCCAGGAATAGCACACGAACATCTGAGAGCGTCTACAAGAAGAACGTCCCCTGAAAAAATAGTAGGTTTAGCCTTTGTTAAATTTGATGCAAGAATGTACAACGGCATCTTTGCATCAGATAATTTGGTTGTCCTGATATTTATTCCGTGTTGACTAAAAACAGAATCTAGAGAATCACAAAGTTTTTCGGTTCCAAATAAACCTTTTGAACCGTAAGATTGTGCGAGTTTTGGAAAATCAATTTCATCTACAAAAAACGAAGGGCAAAACATGTGCTTGAATTTTTCAACTGATTCTCGATTGAATGGTAGCCCGAATGCAATATAGGTAGCAATAATAGATCCGACTGAAACGCCGTACACTCCTCCTGGAAAATAGAGAGGTTGGTACTTTTGCAATTCAAATAACACTCCAACGTGCAGAATACCTTTAGTTCCTCCACCTCCCATGGTTAATACCTTGAACATTCTTGTTCATAATAAAGCAAAGATGATGAAAGCCCGTGACGTATGGGAAGAACAAGAAGAACGCAAATCTAACAGAATGGCGGCGATGAATCCAATCATTGCGCAAATTCAGGCAAAGATACGTACACACGCCACACATTCTCCAAACGCTCCATACATTGTGTATGAAGTTCCGTCATATGTATTCGGATACCCACTGTATCCACTAAAAGATGCCACTGAATTTTTGGTTTCCGAGTTTGCAAAAGCAGGGTACTGGGTTTGGATAGTAGAGGGAAACTATCTTTTTATATCTTGGATTAAACCTGTTAAGACCCGAGACGGTGCAAAATCAATGTTAGTTACAAATTATCGTCCAATGGCATACGATCCTGAATTTATGTCGAACAAATAATGGTTCGGTTAAAACGGAAAAGAAAAAACCGAGTCCTTGAGTTACAAACATGGAGTGCTCGCATTCATTCATAGTTGATGAAGGCGAACATGTTTGCGAGAAATGTGGACTTATAACTACCCGATACATAGATGAAACTGCAGAGTGGAGAAATTATGAAGCTGGAAAAGGAGAAGGTCGTGCAGGATTTGCAACTTCTGATCTGCTGCCAGAACATTCATACGGTTGCATTGTGTCCTATAAAGGTGCAATGTCTCCCGAAATGAAAACAATTCAGCGCCTTTCGTGCTGGTCGCAATCCTCAAATAATCAAAGATCCTGGATGAGTATTTTCGATGCAATTCAATTATCCTGTACACATGCAGGTCTGCCCAAAGCAATAGTTCAAGAAGCTTGTGCGATATATAAAAATTTGGAAGATGCCCAGAAAGTGCGAGGAGAAACTCGTCGTGCTCTCATGGGTGCATCTGTATTTGTTACCTGCCGCAATCACGGAGTTCCCCGTAGCCACGAGGAAATAGCGACGCTCTTCACAGTGAACATTCGTTCCCTATGCAAAGCGATTACTCACTTTTCAAAGACTGATAATA